ATCGCGTCGATGGTTTCGGACGGTGTAGCGGAGAGACCTTGCTCGACCATAAGCGAATGAATGGTCCAGAGGATATAGCAGGCTGTTTGGAACGAGTTGTTGTCGGTAGTGATACCACCACCAGAGGGGTGAACCCCGGTGATGATAAAACAGAGGGACCCGAGAACACCAAGAAAGTAAGCGAGATACTTGATCAAGGTGAGGCGGGCAGTGTCGTGGGCGGGGGGAGAAGGACTGTACCAGTCGTTGGCACAGGTAGCGAAATGGAAGTGGAGCTGGATAAGTTGGGAGAAATCGAAACGTTCGATATCGAAACCAAGGCGGTGAGAGAAGCCATGGAATCGGTCCCAAAGTAGCTCCCAATCCATGGAAGTGGCGTTGATACCGCAGGAGGCGGGGGCGGTAAGGTAGTCGGAGTGGATACGGGCGGTGTAGGCGCCGAGATAGCGGCGCAGGGCGAGCTGCAGTACGAGAGGAGCGTTCTCAATAATGCGGGTTTTGCCTGCGAGCACTTTCTCGACAGGGCGGAGTTCGTCTTTAAGGGAGAACTGCATGAATTGATGAGTCATAATGCCAGACTCAAGAAGTGTGCAGAAAGAGTCAAACTCGGCCACGAGTCCAGGGATGGGGATGTAGTAGGGGGGTTCAGTACCAGAGGCGGTGAAGAAGTTGTGCTTGCCAATGGGTGAAAGTTTGTTGTAAGGATAGCCAGCGGATGTGGCCATGTTGAGAGAAGGAACCCCTACGAGAGGAGAGAGGGTGAGAGTGACGCCGTTGACGCATTCATCGAGAGTGAGAAGGCGGCGAACGTCAGTTGAACGGATGGGGTAAAGGAGGGACCAGCACTCGCGGAGAAAGTCGAGTGCTTCGTTGGAAATCTCGCGACGCTCGTTAGAGTCGAGGCGAGAGAGGGCGGTGTAGAGGGTGGTGTTGTTAAGGATAGCGGGAAGACGTGTGACGGGGAAAGCGAGAGTGTGGATGACGGAGGGCACCTCACAAGTACGCATGCTAACGAAAGACGGCTCGGACAGAGTGCAGTATGGAATCATAGAGCGTACTGGAGGCGTCGATTGTCAGCTTGCGATTTCGGAAGGTGGTGGAGGAAGTCCGACACAGTGGGCGTTGACGAGATCGATGAGTGGTTGGTTGAAGGGGGTAACGAAACCTCCCACTTGAGAGTTGCCGGCGCAATGGAGGCCGACGAGAGGACGGGATCCACACCAGGGGTCGAGGGAGGTGGCAAGAGCGCCACACATACCGGCGACGGTGTGGATGGAGTGGGGGATGACGAGGGATGTGTATTGTTCCTGGGTAGAGGTTCCATCGGTGTTGCTGAGAGGGCCACCACCGAGAGTGGAGAC